TCCCCAGCAGCATTGAGCACGATCCCGAGGTTGTCGGTGGTCAGTTCGGCAATGATGGTGGCCCGGTCCCATGTCCGGATGTACATCTTGGCCCCGGTACACAGAGCGTCTAGGTCGTAGTAGCCGTCGATGTCCCCCACGCCAGTGATCTGGTCAGCGGGGAGGGTGGACCATCCGTACCAGAGCCGGTACCGGAACGTAGTGCCCTGCTCCGAGTAGAAGTCAACGGTAGCCACCGCTGGGTTAGCCATAGGAACCTCCACCACAAGGCTACCGAAGAGGTCTACCACCAAAAGGAAACGGCCCAGAGGCTTTGTGGGCGACTGGGCCGGTCCTCGGTCTCACGTACGGCCAAGGCCGGTCGGTGCTACCTGCTGCACTAGGAGCCTTGGAGGGCCGAGGTCCTCGTCAGGTCTTGCCCCGTTTGCCCTTGCGGGTATCCGGTCCGTGGTGCAACAAGAGGAACGCTACCAGAGAAATTGGCCGTGTCAAGCGCTCACTTCCGAAGCCTTGACACGATAGTGTGCCAACATGCCTGAACTACACAAGGTCCCTCGCCGTGGAGCAGATCCAGACAACGGGTTCGGATACGAACTCAAGGACAGCGGAGAGGAGGAGTTGATCAAGAACTGGCTCTTCGAGACCCGCGCCAAGGAGAAGTTCGTCTTCTTCGACGTAGGAGCCAATCGAGGGGACTGGACCGGGTTTCTCCTCTCCTGCAACCGCCCGAACGTAGAAGGACACCTGTTCGAGATCTCCCCTGTCATGCAGGAGCGCCTTTGGGCTGCCCACGGGCATAGGGAAGATCTCACATTCAACAACTTCGGCCTGTCCGATCACAACGGCAAGGTTCCCTTTCGCAGGTACATCGGAGCGGAGGGAGTCAACACGATCCTCGTTGACGCCATGCTCTGGGACAAGATGACTCCCTCAGTGGTAGAGGAGTGTCTGGTCATGACGGGGGACGAGTACTGCGAGGGTCGCGGGATTGACCATATCGACCTCCTCAAGATCGACACTGAGGGCAATGAGTGGCCCGTCATTCAAGGTTTTGACCGGATGATCTCCGACCAGAAGATCGATGTCATCCAGTTCGAGTACGGTTACATCACGATGGAACTGCGCATCTACATCCGCGACTTCTGGCGTTACTTCGATGCTCGCGGGTACAAGGTCGGACGCCTCCGTAAGGAGGGCATCGACTGGACTGACTACCAACTCGTCGACAACGACTACGACTCATGTCCCAACTGGGTCGCCTTCTCCCACGCAGCCTGCATCGACTAGGAGACATCATGCCCATGATGGAGTACAACCGTGACAAGGCTGGCGGAACCGAGTACATGGCTCGCCGCTGGCACTCTGACATCTACCCCGACATGACGAACATCAAGGGGTACGACTGCTACATCCTCCCGGGTCAGGCACCGGTGGTGGGCCACGTCAACGGCGGCAAGCCAGTCATTGTCTGGCTCCACAACCCGCTGGACCAACTCCCTGAGGAGGCTGCTGTTCTCTTCGATGACGAGGAGTTTCTGGACATCCTCCATCTGGTCGTCGTCGTGAGCGACTACCTGAGGGACTGGATGATCCAGTTCACCAACGTCGCACCCTCGAAAATCGTCGTCATCCCCAACGCCATCGACTCCATCGAGTCTGACCTGACGCGCTTCGACAAGCGGGTGGAGCGACCCGTGATCATTCACGCCTCCCGTCAGAACCGAGCCATGGAGATCCTCATCCCCGCGCTTCATGCTCTGGATCAGGACTTCGAACTGAAGGTCTTCAACGACTTCTACCCGGACACTGAGGAACTCGCTCATATCGAGGATGTCGTTCTTGATCCCCGCTTCACCTACTACGGGGAGACTCCTCGGGCCACGGTGATGAAGTACATGAAGGAGGCGCACATCCACGCCCACCCTGCCTACTGGCGTGAGACCTCCTGCATCGTCCAGATCGAGGCCATGAGCGCAGGTCTCCTGACGGTGGTGAGCGACGTGGCTGCTCTTCCCGAGACCTCTCTGGGACACGCCATGGTCGTCCCGTTCAACGGTCCTCAGGATCGCGATCAGGACATCCAAAACTACATCTACTCTGTGAACGAGGCCATCAGCATCGTCAAGAACGGCCTCTGGTCACCCAAGGATCAGGTTACGGACACGGACGATCACTACTCGTGGCCCATGGCGTGGATCAGGTGGACGACTCTCGACTCACGACTTCCAGTCAACGATCACTGACTTCTGGTGGTTGACCCGCACTGAGGGGTCGCACCAGATCTCGTAGTCGGCCTTGCGTGCCTTGATGCAGAAGGCCACGTCCTCACCGATGAGATAGTGCTGGTTGTCTGCTGGCACGGCGAACCACGGCTTAGGCAGGGACTCGAACACCCCGCTCTTGATGGCCACAAACCCGAACCCGCAGGCAGCGATCCGGAACGGCTCCGTGTGCTGGAGGAACTCCTGCTCGGGCATCAGATCACCCCACTGGGTCTTGTTGATGACCACCTTGCGGTCGTAGAGCATGTAGGCACCGGTAGTGATCGGATGCTCTGAACGGCACAGCGTGGCCACGTCCTCGGGCTTCCACGAGATGTCAGAGTCAATCCACATCAGGGTGTCGTAGGTGAACTCGCCGTTGTAGGGGACAGTGACGCGGTTGTTCGCGTAGTAGTCGTTGCTGCTGATCGTCCGCTCCCGCGCGACAGAGACATGGGATCCTCCCTCGCTGAGGAAGAACCACGAGATCCCGTTCGCCTGCAACTGGTAGGTGGTCATCAGCATGGACTTGACGTAGCCGGGTACGAACGAGTTACCGGGAGTGCAGAACACGATGTCGTAGTGCGGAATGTCACTCATCCTTGTCTCCCTTGCACTCGGTACCGATGACGGCGTGCCAATGCTTCCCGCAGTACATGCAGATGTCGTCTAGGAAGGCGTGCTTCATGACTCGAACCTCTGCGCTGCCAGCAACTGCTCCTGCGTGAGCCTGCGGGATCCTAGTTCGGCTGCCCGCTTGGCCAGTTCGATGAAGGCCCGCAACTCACCCGTCCGGAACCGGTAGAGGGCGCTGCCCCGCATGACGGCTCCCTGACGCTCGGCAGCGTGGATCTTGGCGTCGATCTCCTGAGCGCGACAGTAGTAGGCCGTGGCCACCTCGGCAAGGGACAGGTACGGAGAACTGATGGGGCTCTCCTTCCTTCCGAGGATGATGTCCATGTACTCGGAGATCTCGGCCCATAAGTCATCCACCGGATCAAGACCCAGACCCACCTCGACATCGATGAGACGCCTTCCGAACTGGGCGTCCTTGTGCCCTCCCCGTCTGATCGTGATAGCCATTACTGCTCCACCTTCTTGTCCAGCCACTCATGCCACTTGTCGTGCCTGCGTCCGTCAGACGGACTGACTAGCGCGTAGCACTCCTGACACGCCATGATCCCCTCTCCCCGGTGCTCGTATCCCTTCACTTGGGCCACTCCTTCGTATCCAGACACATGTGACGGTACGGACACCCCCGGTAGACGAACCCTGTCTGCTCCTCGCACTCCGAGCGGGTCTTGGGTAGGACCTTGTTGTCCAGATACCCATTGAGGTCCCTGAACCCCTCCTCAGCCTCCTCTAGGAGACGGTCATCGGCTGGGACGAGGAACTCCCTCCACTCCCCGGTGTTCTTGTTCTCGTAGACGACGGAGAAGTGATCGAGGTTGCCGAGGAACATGTAGTTGTGGACCTGACCGATGTGTTCGGGCTTGGGTCCGTACGTCATCACCGAGGCGAACCCACGGTCGTTGATGCTCTTGAACTCGAACCCTCCGAGAGTATGGAGGACCCCGTCCATCGTCCCGCCAGCACGGATCTCCGGGCGGTCCACAGGGACCTCGGCATCCAGCAGCCAGCCCTCGGTCAGGCCCTGCATCTGCCACTTGAGATGCAGGAAGTTGCCGGTGGCGAAGATGTTGGAGAGTTTGGACTCGATCTCCTCCTTCTTCTCGATCCCGATGATCGCGAAGATCTGCTTACGGAAGCAGACATGGGCGTTGGAGGCCCGGAACATCTTCTGCCGGATGCGCTGGGAGCCGGTGATGCCCTCCAACTGGCCCTTGGCGAAGATGATCGCCCGCTCGGAGTACTTGGGCTCGACGTTCTCCGTCAGCCACTTCTCATGGCGGGAGGAGATCGGCAGGTTCTTCTGGTGAGCCCGGATCGTGTCCTTGAGGCTCATCTGGTCTCCTTCAGAAAGTTGCCGAAGCGCACCAACGCTTCGTCCCCGGTAAAGGTGACGTGCAGGTAGGCCGTCGCGGCCCCGGGGATGCTGACAGCCCCCGATTCGAACATGCCTGTCACGTCCATGTAGTCAGTCTTGACCTCGACACTCGCGTTAGTGGTATAGATGCGCCCGTCGTCTAGCACGGTCTTGAGCCTGTCGCACCAGTAGGCGTTGTCCTGACGACGCTTCATAGCGGCCAACTGCTGTCGCGCCTTGACCGAGTCCTTGATGGCCTTCTCCCGCGACACCTCCGCCGCCTTCAGTCGGGCCTTGAGCATCTCGCGCGTGATGCGAATCCTGATCTCGTTGCCGTCGTCGTCGTAGTCGTACTCGTAGTCGTCCTTGCTCATCAACGGCACCTGTTCCCTGCCTTCAACAGGCCCTGAGCGGTGGCGTTGATCGCCTTGCGCCAGTCCTCGGATACCTGATCGTAGTTGTTGAAGAGGATGGTGGCGATGGCGAATGCATCGTCCGCGTCCATCCTCATGACCACCTGCTTCTTGGTGACATAGTCCCGCTCGAAGCCAGTGGCTTGCATGTCCAGAGTCGTGCTGATGTCAATCATCCGGGCTCTCCTGAGTACTTGTGCGATAGGTATTCATCCGGTCCTCGATAAACCGGTCCATGTGTCCCGCTAACAACAGACCCGTCAATGACAAGGCCTCTACTGCGTGCCTCGCCGCCATCAGCGAGACGATGGCATCTTGGGCAGAGGGCGATGAGGTGGTAGTCCTCCCCGATATCGTCGAGGATCCTCCCTCCACGAGCCTTCGTGAGCGCATGATGAATCTCAATCGGTCCCAGACCGCATCGGGTCCAAACTCCGGTGGACTCGATCCATATGAACGCCTCGCAGTGCCCATCAGCCCTCTTCCTTGCTCTCTCGATGTTGTTCATCACTCGCCCATGATGGATTCGAGTGCTCCCGACTCGTGCAGTTTCCCGATGATCCCCACGTCCAGCGCCCCTTCGTTCAGGTAGGGACCGGATCCGGGTACCTTCGACAGGCGGCATAGTTCCTCCACCGACGCGAACCCCTCCTCAGGACGGCACGCCACGATCTTCTCCGCCGTGGGCCTGCCAATTCCGTCAATGCTGACCAGACCCTTGCGGATCGTCTCCTTGTCCACGGAGTAGAGGACGCCAGACTTGTTGATGTCAGCCCGCCGAAGCCTCAGGCCCTGCGATCTTGCCGACCTCAGGTACTCCTTCTCCTTGTCCGTACCTGCAGCCACAGCGAGTAGCGCCGCGAAGAACTCGACCGGGTGATGGGTGGCCAAGTATCCGCATCGGTAGGCCGTGATCCCATAGGCAGTCGAATGGGCCTCGTTGAAGCCGTAGGCGGCGAAGCCAGTAGCAGCCTCCCAGAACCACTCCCAGTCCTTCTTCGAGAAGTCAGCGTCCACCGCCATGGCCCAAACCATCTTCTGGTACCCATCAATGACCTTCCCTGCGTTGCCGATGTTGGAGTTGGACGCCTTGACCGCCTTGAGGAACGAGGTGAGGTCGTCGGCGGTCATGCCGATCTGCCTGAGGATGGAGATGACCTGCTCTTGGAACAGCAGGATCCCGTAGGTGTGGGTGGTCTCCTTGTCGATCATGGGATTGCGGGACGGCACCTCCTCCTCACGGTGCTTGCGCCTGATGTAGGAGTCGGTCGCCCCAGAGTTCATGGTGGCGGGGCGGAACAGGGCCATGGATGCGATGACGTCCTTGATGGTCGTAGGTCGCAGCCGCTTGACCCCGTTCCTAGACGATGGTCCTTCAAGTTGGAAGACGCCCTCAGTGTCGCCCTTGGACAGGCGCGCGTAGGTCATCCTGTCGTTGAGCGGGATCCAGTCCAGCCCTCGGAACACGTCCTTGCCGAGGAACTCCATGCATGTATGCAGCACGTCGAGCGTCTTGACTCCTAGGGCGTCGAGTTTCACCAGCCCCATAGCCTCTACGTCGTCCATCTCATACTGGGTGACGACCGTTCCTGAGGAGGCCACCAGCATGGTGGGGATCAGCGAGGAGAGTTCGTCATCTGTAGTGGTAACGACGAGGCCCGCCGCATGAGTCCCATAACTTGCAAACGGTGAGTGGTCTGCAACTCCGTGGAGGACCGCTCTCTCGTCCGCAGGTACATCACCCCAGTTGACAGCACCAGAACCACGCTTACGATTCCCAGCGTAGTAGCGGACAAGTACAGAGCCTTTTGAGTCATCTTCCTCGCCCTTCATGGAGTACTCGGAGTAAGTGCCGATCTGCACGACGGCGTACTTGGACTGGATCCATGCGATCAGTTCCTTGCGACGACCGGACTCCACGTCCAGATCGATGTCCGGTGGCTTCTTCCTGTCGCGCGAGATGAACCGCTCGAAGGACAGCCCCCACTTGATCGGGTCGGCCTGCGTGATGCCGAGTAGGTAGCAGACTAGGGAGCCAGAGGCTGACCCCCTCGCCTGATAGAACACCTTGTTCTCACGGCACCAGTCCGTGACCTCCTTGACCAGCAGGATGTAGCCAGCCATCCCCGTGTCCTTGATGACAGCGAGTTCTTCCTCCCACCGCTCTCGGTACTTCTTCTCGACGAGCAGTCGCCTGTCATCCATGGCCTGACGCGATAGCGACTCAAGGGTCTTCTCGGGATCAGCCGTGGTGAAGGGGATGTTGTAGTGGTAGTTGTCTAACTGAGGGATTCGAAGAGTGTGGGCTGAAAGAAGGTCGTCGAGTCCTGCGGCACCATAAGCGAATCGACCTTCTGAGTGGTGTCCGGAAAACCACTGCTCGTCGGCCAGATGGAATCCGTCTCCGGGGAAAACAGCGTCGTCTGCTTCGGGGCCAAACGCGACCAGTCGCTTGAGTCCGTTGTGAACATCTTGATCTCCTTGATGACAGTAGTGTGAGTCCTGCGTGAGTACTGCGGGTATTCCGTTCTCCTGCGCCATGTCCATGAGGGCGTCCGCGAGTCTGTCGTCGTTCCACCCGTCGCCATGGTCGATGTTGTGGTTCTGGAGTTCGACGTAGAACCTGTCGAACCAACCGTTGTATGCATACATCAACTGGCGAGCCATGATCAGGTCGTCCCTGACCACCGCCTGAGCGATGAATCCGAAGTAGCAGCCGCTGGTGGCGGCGATCCCCTTGAGCCCGCCTGCCTCGCTCAACTGTGCGAGATCCGAGTGGTCGATCAGGGGCTTGTGGTAGAAGTTCTGGTAGGTGAGGGAGGACAGCCGCACGAGGTTGTTGTAGCCCTCGGTGGTGAAGGCGACCACGCACATGTGGTGGCGCTTGGCCTTCTTGTCGTTGCGGTCGTGGACCACGTACAACTCGGTGCCCGGGAACGGGGCCATGCCCGCCTTGGTGGCCTCCTTGTACAACTGCACGGAGCCAGCCATGTTGCCGTGATCTGTCAGGCCAATGGCGGGCTGCCCGTAGGAGGACACCGTCGCAACAATGTCTGCCACTGTGGGCAGGGCATCGTTGATGCTGAACTTGCTGTGCGTGTGTAGGTTCCAGATGCCCCCGCTCACCTGCCCTGCCTCTCGGTCTCGCGTCCATCGACGTAGTCCGGGTGAACGTAGATCTTGCATCTGTTGCGCTTGGCGGAGAGCCGCTCGATGCGCCCAGCCTTGTGCAGGTTGCTCAGCGAGCCAGTGGTGGAGCCGTGGTGGTTGATACCCAGCAGGGTGTCAGCCTCTTTCCACGTCAGCCCCTCGTACTCAGCATCCAGCAGGGCCAGCAGGATTCGGCGCTGACGGTTCTTAGTCTCTCCACTGGCATCCTGCGTGATCGCACGCTCGTATGAAGTGTCAGTGCCCGACCATCCGGAGGTTCCGTATGGCAAGACCGGGCTGGATTTGACGATCCGTATGTTCATGGTTGTACCTCCGTACGCTGGCCCGACTCGAACGGGCTGGTGGCCACCATGCTTCCCACGGTCTAGGCCCACGCAGCGCGGCCACGCTATTCGGACGAGGAGAGCAGCGCCCGAATCACGTCTGACTTCTTGCTGTTCGACGCTACCTTCAGGCCCGCCTTGACGGCAAGGTCCTTGAGGTCAACGAGCGTCATGTCGTAGAGAGCGTCCTCGTCGATGACCAGTTCCTCCACCGAGCCAGCGTCATCGTCGCTCTGGTCGGTCTCAGTAGGGAACTCCTCGGGCTCGACGACCTTCTCGGGCTCCTTGGCAGCCTTGACGATGTTTGACGACTTGGCCTCGCCCCAGACCTCCTCGTAGGAGATCGACAGGATCTCCTGCACGTCCATGCCCTTGGTGAGCAGGGACGCCACGTCCACGGCGTACTTGTCATCCGCCTCGACGTCGTACTCGGTGTCCATGCCCTTGCCCGACTTCATCACCACGTAGTCGCGGTTGAGGATGCCGTCGTCGTTGCGCTCCTCCCGAGCCACCATGCGCTTGGCAAGGCTCATCGGGATGCGGAACGGCAGGACGATGTCGTTCTTCGGCAGCCAGATGTTGGTGCCGTACTTGCGACTGGCCCGCTGGACCGACTCGATCTCGCTGGTGCATCCGGGGCAGGTGTCCCGATCCTCGGTGCAGGGGAACGAGCGACGGTCAGCCGTGTAGTGCTCGCGGAAGATGATCCAGTCATCGGTTGGCTGGAGGAACCGCACGACCGTGTCGCCGTCCTTGAAATTGCGGAGGTACATCCCGCCGTTGTCACTGAGCGGGGGAGCCTCTGACTTCTTCTGTCCGAACTTCATGACTTGTCCTTCGTGTAGTTGGTAACTGTGTTAACTGTGTCTTCGATGACGTAAAGAATCTTCTTGTTGACGGTTCCCGAAAGATAGCCGAGATTCTCGTCGAAGTCAGAGCCTTCGGGAAAATCCTCAGTAACTGACAACTTGATCCATGCTGACTCACCGTCAATCTGAATCTGGTGCGTGACCCCTATTTCGATCTTCACCCTTCAACTCTCCTTCGATCTGCTTGACCTTCCACATGGCTGCGTCTGCCGCTTGGATGTCTCCGTCATCAGCGAGTTCCTGCGCCCGGTTCTTCCAGTACCACGCCTTGGAGTACAGACGAGCCCTCTTGCGGCGCTGCTCCTTCGTGTACTTCGGTGGCCTACCCGGCTTGCGAGCAGGGCCGTTGTGGTCATGCACCTCTTGACGCTTGGCGAGGTACCGACGCACATCCTCTATATCCTCTCGGGTGTAGAGGTAGATCTTGGTCTTGCCGAACTGCGCGTACTTGCTGGGCGCGCACTCCACAGGTCCCTCCTGAATCAACTTCCTCAGGATGAACTGGCTGGTGCCCACTGCCTCGGCAGCCTCCCGGAGCATGAAGTACTCCCCGGGAAGGGACCGCACGAAACGCGTGGCCGGGTCCAGCCGTCGATCAATCCTCACCGGAATACTGGGTGACCCTGAGGTAGGGGGACTTCCGGGAGATGACTGAGTATCCGGATACGACTTCTGGGCTGATGCTTCCATCGCGGACAGCGGCCTCCAACTTCTTTCGATCCAACTTGAGGTTGGCCACACGGGCGAATGCCCGCTTGCCAAGGTGCTTGAGGAGCCCGTCTTCATCGAAGGAGATGTTCTCGCTCGCCACCACGGTGACGCGCCACTCGATGCCTAGGGCCGTGTCGATCTCGGTCTTCACGTTGCGACCCATCAGGTCCTCGACCATCGACATGCTGATCTCGTCGAACCTTGCCTTGGCCTGCTTAGCCTCTGCCTCTGCCTGCTTGTAGTCCTCTAGCGTGTAAGCCATGGTGTGAACCTATACCTTTCAATCCTTAGATGCAAGTACTTTGGACAAAGTAGATGAACGTGTTTCAAGGTCCATGTCCGCAAGGTCGCTCCACCTGTCGTTCCAGAACACCCGCTCGCACAGCACCCCTGCCCTGCCTAGGTCCCGCTCAGCCTGTCCCGCCCCGGCATGGCCTGCCTTGTCCATGTCGTAGGCGATGAAGACCTTGCGGGGTGCCAGACCCCTGATGACAGCCACCTGCTTGGCATCCAGCAGCGATCCGTACGACCCAACAGCATCATGCCCTGCCTCTCTGACAGCGCACACGTCCATGGCTCCCTCCACGAGGAAGAGGACCTCAGTCTGCTGGGCCTCCTTGACCCCGAAGAGGAGTTCGGTCTTCCGCACCCCCTTGGGGTACTTGTACTTCGGTCCCTCTGGGTCGTCGAGGTTCCTCAGGACGATCCCCAGCGGGTGCCCATTCATGGCCCGGATCGGGTAGCAGGGCATCCCCGTGGTCCCGTCGTACCCCAGCCGGAACAGGTGGACGACGTCCGGAGAGAACCGGCTCAGCCAGTAGGGATGGTCCTTGCCGAGGGTGAACTGGTCCAGCCACGACTCGGGCTTCTCCAGCGAGACGGCGTCCAGCATCTCCATGGCGTCGTCCAGCATCCGGATCGGGTCAGGGACGTACCCATCGGTCGATCCGGTGGCGTGGCAGGACATGCAGACCCAGCGCCCTGAGATGACGTTGACCCGCGCTGAGGGGTTGGCGTCCTCGTGGACCGGACAGGTGAAGGATCGCCACGTCCCGTAGCCCTTGGCTAGAGCCTGCTCAAGGCTGACGTACATCGTCGCTCCCCCTGTCGATGCTGATGACCCGGCAGCCCGGGAACACCGGCTCCTCGTCTATGAGGCTGATCTCCATGAGGTGGAGTTCGGTGATCTCAGTCATTGGCTTCCTCGTCCCTGTCCATGAAGTCGCGCGCCTTCTCGTAGGTGATCTCGTCGAACCTGCCCTCGTTGGGAAGGAAGCGGGTCCTCCACAGCACGTCGGACTCCCCGTGGCGGTTCTTCTCTACGCTGTAGATCATCACGGTCTTGCTCAACTGCTTGTGGGTGACCACCACGTCCGCGTCCTGCCCGAGGGCGTCCGACTGGGCGAGGTTCTTGACCTTCGGGGGCCGCTCCTTCTCGTTCTCCCCCTCGCGGTTGATCTGGGCGGCGCAGATGATGGGGATCTCGTTCATCTGGGCCACCTCCTTGAGGATGTTGCTGATCGCCGCCATGACCCGCCAGTCATTGACCGCACGGTCCCCCAGCGGGGAGGACAGCAGGCCCACGTAGTCCACGAGGACAAGGTCCATCCCGTTGCTCATCGACTGGATGCTGGACGGGGAGATGGACCCCTTGGAGGAGTCCACGATGAAGAGTTCGCCCGGGATCTCCTCCTTGATCCGGGTCATCAACTTGCGGTAGGAGATCGCGTCATACGAACGGCCATGCAGTTCCGAGTGACGCACGTTCACCCCCAGTTCGGGGGCCAGCAGGGAGTGGACGCGGGTGAGGACCTGATTCTTGGGCATCTCAAGGCTGAACAGGGCCACCCGCTTGCCCTCCAGCAGGGCCTGACGGGCGATGCAGCCCAGCGTCCAACTCTTGCCCTGCCCGAGACGGGCTGCCACGTACCAGAGGTCACCCGGTCTGGCCCCACCGGTGGCGCTCTGCAGGGTCCTCCACGGCATCGTGATGGAGACGATCTCCTCGTCGTAGGTGTCGAGGACCGACATGTCGTGGAGGGCGTTCTTGAGTTCGTAGGAGAGTCCTCCAGACGCGTACTGGGCACCTTGGAGGATCGCCTTGGCCTCCTCGACATTGCTGTTGTAGAGGGCCTCAGAGGCTCCCTTGACGGCCTTCACGAGTTGGCGGTGGTCGTACTGCTCGCACACCTCGGAGCAGATGAACGCCACGTCGGCGTAGTCGGGCGAGTAGGGGAAGTCCGGGAACCTGCTCTGTAGGCTCTCCACGGACGGCTGACCGCCGAACTGGGCCGGGTAGGACACCAGCCAGCGGTACTCGTTGGCGTGGGTGACCAGCATGGTCTCGTTGACGCCGTACCTAGGGGCGGCTGTCACGTCCTGCGAGTTGATGAGGGCGCTGATGAGTCTGGACTCTGTATTGGACCGTGGGGGCATACCCCAGTCCTACACCCATCCGTACCATCGTGTCTAGTCGTATCAGGAAAGTAGCGGGCAGGGCAGGTATCCCTCGGGTCTCGGGGCCGTCATGGGGATCCTTCGCTGGAAGGGAATAGTCGCGTTGACCCTGCCCGCATCCAGATGGCACCCCCAGAGTACTGGACACGGGGCGCGGATGGGGGTAGAAATGGCTTCGCCCCACCCGGTCTGTTAGCGGATGGGGCGAGCACGCCACAGGGAGTCACAGTCCCTGTAGATGAGAATCTACAGCCTCTGCCTCCCTCTAGCAAGGGAGGCTTTTCCATGCGGACACGTAGCCGCCGCGAGGCTGGCGGACGACGTCAGAAGACGACATGGATCGGCAGGACCGTGGGCAGGGTTGTCCCGTGCTCCTCCTGTCGATCCGTGATCTCCTCTGGTACCCAAGGATTCAAGAAGGCTTACGAGGCAGATCTGCCTGACTGGCACTGCGAGAACTGCGTGACCTAGCCGAAGAGCGCCGAGATGTGCTCTGAGCGGCGTGGTTACGGCAGAGCGGCTGGTTGCGTTCGGTATCCCGGAGGTTGGGCGAACTCCCAGTCAGATCGAAAAGCATCCCTCCCCCTATTGGGTGGACTGCGCCCAAAAATCAAGGGTTAGGCAGTCTAGATCCCCTCTTCTTCAAAGAAGAAGGTCGAGATGGATTGCCATTCATCCTCATCCACCCTACTCTGAGATTATGAACAGGAACGAGGCAGTGCGGAT